GAAGCCGGCTCGGCAACCTTCAACACGGCCACGCCCAGGGTCCTTGGCTCGGCCGGGGTGGGCGTGACGCTCAGCTCCGCCACCGGCCAGGACTTGAGACGGCCGCTGGCCTCGCGCTCGACCAGGTGGCTGACCGCCCCGGTGGACCAGCCGAGGGCGCCCGCCTTGGCGAGCTCGAGGACCCCGCTGGCATAGTCGGCGTTGCGGCGGATTTCCGCCTCGACCCACCAGCCGAGGTCGTCCATGCGGGCGCGGGCGACCTTGCCGAGGATGGTGCGGGCCGGCTCGCGCAGGCCGTGCTCGTAGAGGATGGGCGTGCCTTCCCAGCGATTGGCCCAGACATCCGAATCGGCATCGAACCAGTCCCCCACGAGGTCCTTACCCCCGAAGACGATGCCATAGCCGCCGAGGGTGAAGCTATCGGGCGTCTCTTCGAGGACTTTGATGGCGGTGTCGGGCATCAGTCACCCCCTTCCGTTTCCAGAAAACAACGGCAGTTGCCAGAACAAGAGACGCCATTTCCGGGCGTCACACCAAGGGCGGCGAACTCGTCTTTCGTCCAGCTCCGGCCGATGAGGGCCAGGCAGTCGGGGCACGCGGGCTCCGCGTCCGGCCCGTGCCAGGTGACGCGGGCCTCGGCGGGCATGCCGGCCATCTTGCCGGCCGCCCCGGCCTCGAGCGGGGCCGCGCTGTAGAGCCCCGCACGGGCGGCTATCTGGGCGGGGGTAAGTTGGTCCGCTTGGGCCACAAACTCGCCCAGAAACGCACCGTGGCGCGTCAGGACGGCATTTAGCTGGGCGGCCTCGGCGGGGGAGGGTACCCGCCCTAACTCGAAGCGGAAGGCGGCGGCCGAGGCGGAGCGCAGCTCGGCGGCCATCATCCGCTGGAAGGTGGTGCGGGAGAGGTCGCCGGCGGCGAAGCGGGCGCCCAGGTCGGAGAGGATTTGACGGGAGAAGGCTAAGTTGCGGACGAGGAAAGGGGCGGCGGCCTTAGTGGCTTCCGTTGCCGTTCCCTGAGACGAGGGCCAGCCGCTGCTCGAATAGCCGCTCTATCTCTTCAGGAGAGAGGGCGGCTTCCCGCACGGCACGGGTGGCCACGGCGGGCAGCTCGAGCGGCGAGGGGGACGAGCCAAGCTCGGGCATGGGAGCCGGCACCGGCTCCGGGGTCACGCCGTATTCGTCCTTGGGGACGATGGTCGACTTGGAACTCACGACGTAGACCTCATGCTCGGGTAGGACCTCATAGCCCAGGTCCTTCCGCCCTTCCGCCACGGTGAGGATGGAGCCGGCGACGAGCTTGGTGATTCGGTCTGCCTTCTGGTTCTCGTCCTCGGAGAGGGCACGGACTTGCTCGATGGCGAACTCGACTTCGGCGCCGTCGGGGCCGAAGTCGGGCAGGAGCTGGGCGGTGAGGTCGGCGCCGGCGTTTCTCCACCTCGGCACCAGGCCGTCGTAGTAGGCGGCGGCCCGGGCCTCCTCGAAGTTGGCGAAGGTGGAGCGGTCGAGGCCCGCGCCCAGGCCGGCGACGATGGCGGGGACGCCCAGGAGGGCGGAGGTACGTTCTTCCGGCTTGCGGGAGAGCTGGCGAAGGTCCATCTGGGCGGGGGACCAGGCGAGGACGGCGACCTTGGTCGCGCCCTCCATCACCATGACGGAGCCGCGGCCGGTGCCCCCGAACTTGGTCTCGTAGGCTTCCTTGACGCGCTCGGCGTCGCCCGGGTTGAGGGTGACGGAGGGGTCGGGGGAGAGGATGACCCCGGGCACGCCCATGTTGCGGAGGAGGCTGCCGGTCCATTTGGTCGTCTCGTCGTCGGCGAAGATGTCGCCGAGGGCGGTGGCCAGGGGGCTGACGCCCAGGCGGCTGACCGGGTCGAGCCCTTCGCGGAAGTGGACGACGTCGGAAGGGTCGAGGAGGGTGGAGTTGCCGTCGACGCTGTACTCGTAGGAGCCGATGAACTGGGAGCCGTCGGAGGGCCAGCGGGGACGGAGGGTCCAGGAGGGGGCGTACCAGAGCTCGGAGGGGCGGCCGGCGCGGGAGCGGCGCTTCAGCCAGAACGCATTGCCGGTGATGCAGAGGTCGGCGACGGTGGCGGCCCACAGGGTGGTGCCGGCATAGAAGGGGTTGGGGCGGCGGAGGAGGGCGGTGAGCGGGTGGCCCTCGATTTCCTCGCCCCCGACGTCCATGACCCGGAGCGGGGCCTCGGGGAAGTTGCGGGCCAGCCAGAGGACGCACGCCCCCACGGCGGAGTTGCCGGCCGGGTCGGCGGTCTGGCGGGAGCTGTCGGCCGTCGGATAGCGGTAGAGGGAGCCGCCCGGGTAGGTGGCGCGACGGCCGACCGTGGACGAGCCCCTACGCGCGCGCGCGCGAGGCTCAATGCGCGCCCCAGCCGGTGGGCGTGACCATGAGCTCGGTGAGCGCCCAGACGAGGGCGTCCACGCGGTCGGGCGAGCCGACATAGTCGTCGGGCACGAAATTGCATTGCTGGTCCTCGAGGGCGGCGAAGGCACCGGCGTGGTGGACCTTGCCCTGCTCATAGAGGGCGGCGATGGGCTCGGCGCGCACGCGCTTGCCGCGACTGGCGTGGACCGCCTTATAGGGCAGGTGCGGGTCGAGCGTGCGCAGGGTGAACTTGACCAGCTCGCCGCCGTTATTGACCTCGGCGACAACGAGACTCGCCCGCCAGTCCTCGAAGGCCCCGATCGCGCGCCGCGCCCAGGCGTCCGGGCTGGCACGGGTGGTGAGGTCGGCCAGGACGAAGCCGTGCCGCTCGGACTTGCCGAGGCAAGAGCAGAGGGCGGTGGCGGCGACCACGATGCCGGTCTCGTCGGCGTCCTCGCCGCTGGTCATGGCCGGGTCGATGGCGACCACCACCCGCCTGAGGTCGGCGGGGGCGGGTCGCCGTAGGCGGTCGAGTTGGTCCCGCTGCCACAAGGCCCCTTCCACGTCCTCGATGAGCTCGCCCTCGATTTCCTGGCGGCCGAGGCGGGTGCCGTGGTAGCGGGCGGCGATCTGGTCGAGGAAGGCGGGCGGCAGGTTGAGGGCGTTGTCGCGGGTGGCGCCGCGGGTGACGGCGGTGGTGGGCGCGGCCAGGAGGTCGCGCACCAGCTTGACCGGACGCGGCGTGGTGGCGGCGACCGCTCGGGGGTCGGGGCCGAGGCGGAGGCCGAACTGGAGCATGTCCCAGGTCTCGGGCGGCCAGACCGCGATCTCGTCGCCGAGGGCGAGGTCGTGCTGGGGGCCGCGCAGGCGGTCGGGCTCCTCGGCCGAGTAGGTGGTGGCGATGGCGCCGTTGGGCCAGGTCAGGCGGCGCTTGCTGGGCTCGTAGGTGGGGCGGCCGACGCGCCCGCCCTCGGGCGGCCAGATGGCGAGGATACCCGACTCCCCTTCCACCAGGACATCGCGGGCGTCGGCGGCGGTGGCGGCGATCAGGGCGACGCGGCCGGCGGTACCGGACTCGACGCGGGCGCGGACGTATTCGCAAGTGGCGCGCGTCTTGCCCCAGCCGCGGCCGGTGAGGATGAGCCAGGTCCGCCAGTCGCCCGGGGGCGGGAGTTGGTCCGGGCGGGCATAGAAGCGCCACTCATAGCGCAGCAGCCTCGCCTGGGTCGGCGTCAGGCTCGAAAGCCAGCGCTTTCGCTCGGCGGCGGGTTGCGAGCTCATCCATTCGATGGGCGATAGCGACTCGGTCGTCGTCGATGAATTCATGGCGTTCGGTGGGCTGGCCCGACAGCAGTTGGTGCTTGTCGCTCAGGATGCCGACGATGACGGCGGCGTCCTTCGAGGTGGTGGCGGCGAGGATGTCGGGTTTCGCGAGATGGGCGACGTAGAGGGCGCGGACTTCGGCGATTTGGGCGATGATGTCGGCGCGTTTTTCACGGCGGATTTCGGCGAAGTCGTCGGCCGTCTTGACATACTCGCGCGCGGTTTGGCGGCTGACGCCGGCGGCGCGTCCGGCCTCTGTGAAGCTACGCGTCTCGGCGTAGACCGCTTTAATGGCCTCGATTTGCGCGGCGGTGATTTGCTTCCCGCGCATGTCTAGGGAACGGCCACGGCGGCGGCCAAAAATGCCGCCGCCATGAACGCCAATCCGGCGGGGACGAGCCGTCCGCCGTAGGGTTCGGGGAAGGTTTTTC